TATGGTTTTGAAAAAGGCGGAAAAATCCTTGACAAAACCTCCAAAGTGTTGTATAATAGTAACCAAGCAAAGAATTACGGTTTAGTAAACAAAAAAGGTAAAGCTGCACCATCTAGAAGAGCAGATGACGTTCCAATGAATTTAAATGAGGGAGATTATGTACTTTCTCAACCTGCTGTAAATCTTTACGGCAAAGATACAATAAAAAGAATGGTAAATAGAGCTTCTAAAGAGGCAGGTACCAATCTTAAGTCTGGTGGTAAAGTACCAGTAAATGTGCACAACGGTGAATACATTATACCAAAAAATTTAACGAAATATATAGGCTCCAATGTTCTAGAAAATATGAACAACAGGGGTCTTATGTCAGTTGGTGATAAGACCAACACTTAACCGATAGCTACTTGCGAAAGCAACCCTATCACTTTAATAACTAATATGGGCTACCTGCAGCAAACAGCCCCCATTGAGGTACAGATGAACGAAGAAAACCTAAAGGAAGAACAAGATTTAGAACCTGCTCCATATCAAGGAGCTTACAGAAATGAACTAGAAGACGAACCAGAAGTGGACACCCCAGAAGAGGATACTCAAAAAGAGGCTACTCCACAGGCAAAATCAGAAACTAGTTTTGTAGAGAAGACCGAATCAGCAGAACCTACACATGATTATAAGAAAAGGTATGATGATTTAAAGAAACACTATGACGCTAAGATTGAAGAATTTAAAGGAAAAGAAACAGAACTTTTAAGTTTGGCAAAACAAGCATCTGATGGTGGTACTAATTATAACCCACCTAAAACCCCTGAAGAACTAGAAAAGTTCAAAGAGGAATACCCAGATGTTTATAACGTTATAGAGAGTGTGGCTTATTCTCAAGCCGACAATAAGACTAAGAATCTGCAGTCAGAAGTTGAAGAACTTAAGAAGGAAAGAGTACAGCTAACTAAACAGAAAGCTGAACAAGAACTTTTAAGATCACATCCAGACTTTATGACTATTAAATCAGATGAAGAGTTTATTAGTTGGTTAGAAGATCAACCACCCTCCATTGCAGACGGAGTTCTTAAGAATAACACGGATGCAAGATGGGCTTCGAGAGTTTTAGATTTATATAAAGCCGATAAGGGTATTAAACGTACATCGAAACAGAAGGCTAGTTCTGCAGCCGATTATGTTCCAACTAAAAGAAAATCGGAACCTAATAAAGGTAAAAAGGAATGGTCCTCTGAGGAAATAAGACGGATGAAACCTCACGAATTTGAGAAGTACGAAAAAGAAATTGACTTAGCAAGAAGAGAGGGCAGAATCCGTTAGTTTATTAACTTTTAACTAATAAGGATACTAACATGGCTATATCAAGCTCAGCAGGTTATACTAATCTGCCTTCAGGTAATTTTTTACCTGAGATTTACAGTCAAAAAGTTCTTAAATTCTTCCGTAAAGCTTCAGTTGTTGAGGATATTACCAACACTGACTATACAGGAGAAATTGAAAACTTCGGAGATACTGTAAGAATAATAAAAGAACCAACAATCTCTGTCTCAGCATACACTAGAGGCTCTTCTGTTAACACACAAGACCTTTCAGATGATGAAATTCAATTAACTATTGACAAAGCTAACGCATTTGCTTTTAAAGTAGACGACATTGAAGAAAGACAAGGGCACGTTAATTTTGAAACACTAGCAACGTCAGCAGGTGCATATGCACTTAAAGACAGCTATGATTCAGAAGTTCTTACTAACATGGCTTCAGCGGTTACTTCAGGTAACACTTATGGTGCCGATCACGCAACAAACTCAATAGATACAGGCTTCGGAACAGACGAAGTTGACCCTGTTAACGTACTTGCTCGTCTAGGAAGACTTCTAGATGACGGAAACGTTCCAACAGATAATCGTTGGGCTGTCGCTGCTCCAAGATTCTTTGAAGAATTACAACAAACTAGTTCAAAATTGCTTGACGCTAACTTCTTAAACGAAGCTAACTCACAGTTAAGAAATGGTTTAGTGGTTCCTCAACTAATAAACGGTTTTAGACTTTATAAGTCTAACAATATGCCTGCTGCTTCTACAAGTAATGTGCATACTGTTCTAGTGGGGCATCAAGGTAGTACATCTACTGCTTCTCAGATTGCTAAAACTGAAGTTGTTAGAGACACAGAATCTTTCGCTGACATTGTTCGAGGCTTACATGTTTATGGTAGGAAAGTACTACGTACTGAATCCATAGCTAAAGCTTTCGTTTTACTAGATTAAGGGGAGAATAACTAATGGCTACTTTAACTAAAACAGGTGGAACAGGCACTATCGGACACGTTTCTGGTAATGGCGTTTCAAAAGCATATGTACAATCATCAGTAATTGATGGTACATCAACCGCTTTAACAAACGGTGACGTTTATCAAGCAATCAATATTCCTGCTAACACAGTATTATTGGGTGCAGGTATTGATAAAGTTACTGCAGGAACAGGTACTGGTACTCTCGCATTAGGCGATGGTACAATTACTTTTGTTGCTGCTGCAGTAGTTTCTGCTGTAGGTGCTATGGCAGGATTGGATAATGTTAATGAAACATTTGTCCAATACCCTGTGACAAATACGCTAGACGTAACTGTAGGTACTGCAGATGTTAATGCTAAAGTCCGAGTATGGGCTGTATTAGCAAACACTGAAGGCTCAGTGGGTGATGACGCTGTAGGCGACACATACGCTTAACGACTAACTAGGGTGGGGGGTTAATTCTCCCCACCTTTTTACAAGGAAACAACATGAAGAATTTATTAATAGTGCTTTTTGTAGGTTTAGGATTAGTAGGATGTGCAGGAAGTGCAATCAACATCTCTGCGGATATACCTAAAGAACAAGAAGTAACAATTTCAATAGAAACTAAAAAAACTAGCGATTAATTATGGCACAAGAAATAAGTAAAGAATTGTTACATCTATTCTTATGTATAGCAACTGTATTTTGTTTATACCTAAGTCTTTCGTCTTTTATGGCAAAAGAATTTGCAACGTTCTTATATTTATTACCTGCCAATGGTGCGGCAGCTTGGTGGTTATACAGAAAGCTCAATGACTGATTCAACATTTGTATCAGCAGGAGCTGCACCATCAGACACAAACAGGACAGACATCTACGAATGTCCTAGTAATTTTAAAGGGATTGTAAAGTTTATAAACGTAGCAAACGTAAACTCAGGTAACAAAACAGCTAAGATAGAATACTACGATTCATCTGCTACTACATATTATGCCTTATCAGGTGCAACATCTATAGCAGGAGAAGGCTACATAAACTGGACAGATATAAATTTAGTATTAGAAGCAGGGGATAAAGTAACAATAACTGCAGGAACAGCAAGTACAGTACATGCCATAGTAGGCGTAGAACTAATTTATAATCCACTAACAACGTAGGTAGAACATGGCAACATTTATTACATTGGTTAACAAAGTATTAGTAGAGTTAAACGAACCTGAACTATCTACTTCAGCAGATTTAACCTCGGCAGCAGCTACCGTAGGCATACAGTCTACAGTAAAAGAAAATGTAAATAAATCTATAAGAGACATATCTACTTCAGAAGTAGAGTGGTCTTATCTAGTTGCAGCAGGAACACAGCCTTTAACTGCAGGTATTATGGAATACACTGCACCGACAGCAGCAAATACAATCGACTGGGATAGTTTTATTTTACTACCTACAGAACTTGTAACTAATGGTACATACACTAGTAACATAACTGGTTGGACTACTTCTAACTCAGGAACTGGTGCAGGTACTCACTCTACTGATTCATTATCTTTAGCAGCAGGGTCAGGAACAGCAGCAGTTTATCAAGCTCTGTCTGTAACTAAAGGTAGACAATACATGGTAACTTTTGCTATGAAAAACTCTGCTGATTCTGGTACAGTTTTAAACCCTAGTTTAGATGTATCCGTAGGTACAAGTGCATTAGCAACTGATGTAGCTACAGGAAGTTATACATCTGCAAGTGGGTCTAATGATGAAGGGGATTTAAGCTACCATAACTTTACATTTGAAGCGTCTGCTACAGCACACTTCTTAACTATTAAAAATACTGTAGCATCTTCTACAGTGCTTGTAGATAACGTAAGCATAAGAGAAAATATCCATCCTAAAAGTTTAAAGTATTTAAATGAAGATGAATGGAGACAAAGAGTCGCAAGTACCGATAAACATCAAAACCCAGATCACTACTCAGAGCCTGACCATGTATATAAAACCAACAGTTCTGCTACAGCACTTACATTTGGAGTATCACCTGTACCTGACAAAAGCTCTTATTCAGTTGAGTTTGATTACTATACTACCCCTACAGATTTATCTGCTTCAGGGGATACGCCTAGTCTACCAACTCGTTACCACGACCTTATAGTAAAAAGAGCTTCTTATTACACTCTTCTTACACGTTCCGATCCACAACTAGCTCAGATATACTTACAAGAGTATAGCTTTGGCTTACAGAGAATGAGAACAGATTTGTTAAACCGTAAAAATTACATGTTTGCTGTCTAATGGCAGATATGTTAAACCCATTTGTAGTTAACTTCAGAGGCGGCTTAGTCCTGAATAAATCTCAGTTTGAGATGGAGCCAGGAGAAGCTATGGAGTTAAGAAACTTTGAGCCTGATGTAGGCGGTGGGTATAGACGTATTTCAGGTTTTGCTAAATTTAATACAAACGAAATAACTTCTGGAAGCACTACAGGTCCATTACTTATGTCGGCTATATATAAAAATCAAGTAATAGCTGCTAGAGGTACGGAAGTATTTAAAGTTCCTTCAGGTACAGATTCTATAACACAAATAGATTCTGGTAGAACTAATGCAAGTAGATACGACTTTGACACGTTTAATATAGACGGAACAGATAGAATTATATGGGCTGATGGAATAAACAATGCCTCACATTATAATGACAGTTCTGTAACTGACGTAAACGGTACAGGTGCTCCTGCTAATCCTAAATACGTAAAGATATTTAAAAACCATGCTATTTACGCAGGAATGTCTGCAGCAACACAAAAAATAATATTTTCTGCTCCTTATGCTGTAGGAGAGTTTAGTGCTGCTAAAGGTGCAGGTTCTATATCTGTAACAAGTACTATAACAGGATTAAAAGTATTTAGAGAACAGCTATATATATTCTGCGAAAATGCTATATTTAGACTAGCAGGCAATAGTATTGCAGATTTTCAAATGCAACCAGTAACAACTAATGTAGGTTGTATTGCACCTCAAAGCATACAGGAAGTAGGCGGTGACTTAGTATTTTTAGCTGCTGATGGTTTAAGAACAGTTGCAGGTACAGAAAAAATTGGTGACGTAGAGTTAGGCGTTATATCTAGACCTATTCAAAGAAGATTTACAGAATTAAATTATTCTCAACTAGCTGACAAAGTTAGTTCAGTAGTTATAAAGTCTAAAACACAGTATAGAATATTTTTTGCTAATCAAGCTGCAGAAACTGAAGCTACAGGAGTTATTGCTGTTTTTAGAGGAGATAGATGGGAATACTCTGATATAAAAGGTATTAAACCTAATTGTGCAGATAGCGGTTACATAAGTTCCGTAGAATTTACAGTGCATGGCGGTTACGATGGTTATGTATACAAACAAGAATCTGGTAGTACATTTACTAATGCGTCTAATGCTACATTAAGCATGGAAGCTAGATTTAAATCAGCCCATTTAACTATGGGTGATCCTGGTATTAGAAAAAGATTTCACAGAGTAATTTTAAACTATAGACCAGAAGGTTCATTAACTACTAACTTAGGGTTAGAGTATGACTTTGGTTCACAAGATGTACAAAACCCAAACAGTATACCTTTTACAGAGATTGCAGATTTAGCTCTTTATGGTTCTGGTACATATGGTAGCTCAATCTATGGTGGTGCAGAATTTATACTAGTAAGACAACCTATAACAGGTTCTGGGTTTGCAGTAGCAGTACAATTTACAGAAAAACAAAACGAAACATCGACCCCTTATTCTTTAA